GGCCCGCGCCCGCGGTATCGCCAGCCGTCACCGCTGGCAATGTCACCGTTACCCATGCGGCCGGCGTAACAGTTATTTGCAATTGCGGCCGGGCGGCGGTGTAGCAATAGCGCCAATTGGTTTGGCTTGCCGGTTGCCTTGTCGCGGTAGCGTGCCGGCCATGTTGCGGCCAACCCGTCGGCGCTGTAATTCAAGCTTTCCTCAAGCTTGGATAGGTGCGCGCTTTCGTGCGCAAGCTGGGCAATAAAGCTGGCCATTTCGTTTGGCGTGTTAATGTCAAAGCGTTGCATTGCCTCAACAATGTGCGGGTGCCATTTTGCCGCGCGGTCGCGGGTGCAACCGGCGGCTTTTGCTAATTGGTCAACGCTTAGCATGTTGCACCTCATGCTTAAACTCTTTGCGGTCGTGTCCGCACTCAGGCCTTAAAAACAACCAAGTGCCCGCAAACGCCAAAACAATTGTGCCGGTAAGCATGCAGTGCGTTGGTAGCGCCATGTAAATAGCGTTTAACGCCGCAATAACATCAAAAACCATTAAACCAATAATTGCGGCTTGCGCCCTTATTTTGCAATTTTCCATTAAGTTGGCTTGATGCATACAACCGGAAAAAGCAAACGCGGCACTTAATAAAAATATAATTTTCATGGTTGCTGGCCTCCCCTGCCGTCAATCCACCGAAATAACGCGGGCACGCCTTTTTGCGCTAAAAATCCAACCAAAAAGGCAACAAGCATTTGGCCGGCTAGGTGTGAGTTTGAAAGTGTTTTTGTAAGCCACGGCGCAAAATGCACCGCGGTATCAATCACAATGTTGGTGCTTAAAACCGCGGCAATAACGCCTAGCACCGTACTGCCAAAAACGCTGGCAATCATTGCGCCAAAAGTCATGCGCGTTAAGTAAACGAGCGCTGTTGCACCTCCGAGCAACGCTAGTGCAATAACTACATACTCCACACCTAAAAAGGTGCTGGCGCCGATAACGGCCGCGCTATTTGCGCCCGCTCCGGCCGCAATGGCCGTGTGGCTAGTTGGTTCAGGCATGTTTGTAACCTTTCTGATTTTTATTTTTTTTGGGCATTAAAAAACCGCCTTGCGGCGGCTTTTTGTTGGTGTTGCATTTACTAAGTATCGGTGCCAATCGCACGGGCTTGGCGGCGGGGCATCCAAAGGCCACGGCGTAAAACCTTGGCACGCTCGCACGTCAATGTTTATCATTTCTGAGCAAATGACGCCGCCGGCGTTAACCGTGCTTTTGCCAAACAAGTGAAACAACGGGCGCAACGCAAATAAGCAATAATCAAACACACCATAGCGGTTTTTGTCAGTGTCCAGCATGTGCTCCAAATACTCGCGCGTTACATTACCCGGCGCCTCAAAAAGCACATAATTCTCAGGCTTGTAAGCCGGCCATAAACGGCGCCGGCGCAAAAGGTTCATGTCGTACATGCGCCCGCTTTCCTCGTCAACAAAAGCAACGTGGTAAGCGTAGCAACCTGTCCAAAACTTGGTTAACTTGCCGCTCAACTTTTCAGCGTTAAAGATTATTGCAATTTTCATGCGTTACCCCGCGTAAGTAATAGGCCAACCGGTTGAGAAGTCATAAGCGGCAGGCTCAGCGCTTGCCTCCATTGTTGCTTTGTGAGTTTCTGCGGCAAGGTGCGCTTGCGCGTCCAGTACGCCAACCGCCGCCACAATGTCAAAGGCCATTTGCGCGGTAATGTAAATCAGCGTGCCATTTTGCGTTTTCCATTGAATATCAGCGCCGCCAACTTGCAGGCGGTCGGTTAAGGCACCCCCAGCGGCCAGCAAGTCGCGCGCTTTGTCTTTTAAGCCCAAGTGTTGCACACGGCTTTCAATGTCGCTGTGAAACCATTTAGTGCCGACCTTGACGCCGCCAGCTTTAACATGCTCGCGCTTAGCTTTGATAGCATCCCACTTGTCGGCTTTTACCTTTTCCAAATTTACTACAATGTTAATTATGCTCATGGTTGCACCTCAAAAGTGTTGTAATCCGCGCCCACGCCGTCGGTTAAGTCGGCCTCGTTTACCGTCCAATACTGGCGCTGTGAGCGGTCTGTTGGAACGTCCGCGGCATCAACAATCTTGTAAGGCTTGCCCGCTGGCACGTCTTTTTGTGCAATTGCTTCAATTCCGTAAATTGCTAATGCCTCCGGGGTTGGGTAAATGACTGAAACGCCGCCAGCGTCGTCTTTAAAAATAATTACTTGTGTCATGCTAAATCCTTATCTGAAAATTGAAACGTTTGTATCAATGCAGTCTGAGTAAGCAGAGGCCAAACCTGAGTTTACAAGCGCAGTAGAAATTCTCGTTGCTGAAACGGTTTGGGCAATATCTTCCCTACGCATCATAGTTTTTACACCTGACGCGCTAGATATTGCGGCATAAGACGGCATGCCAATAACGGCGTAATTTATGTCAGGCATTGCGGTCGTAAAGTTTATTGTGAAATCTCCCACGCCGTTATCTGTAATGCTCGTAACGTTCCCACTGGCGCGAATAGCAACTGTGCCAGTGCCGTTAAAATTTACCCATGCTCGGCAAGCGTAAACTGGCGCGTCACCACTGGCGTTTAATGCAGTTTTAAAACCGGGGGCATAAGGTAGTTGAGCACTACCACCAACGGCCGCCCACTCGCCAGCTTTATAAAACGCAACTTTTAAGCTATCACCCGGCCCAAGCACAACGGACGTTGGAACAACCCCATTTTTTAAACGGATAATGTCCGCGCCTTGCCGGGCAATAGTTACGTTAACGCTTGAGTGATTTTCAAATAAAAATGCGCCTCCGGTTGGCATTGCCGATATAAGCGGCAAAGTTAATGTTTGGCTTGCCGTCACACCTGAGTAAACAACCACCGCGCCAGCATCAACCGCCGTTAGGGTTGTGTTTGCGCTTAAATCTATTGTTTCTTGAAAATTACCAAGCGCGCGTTGCACAAAAGCCGTTGTTGCCAAGCTGGTGTCGTTGTCAAACTGAGCCGCGGTTGGTGCGGCTGGGTTCCCGGTAAATGTTGGGCTTGCAATCGGTGCGTAAGCGGTCAAGTCAGCCGAGGCTAACTTAATGTTGTTGTTGCCGTCGCAAACAATTGAGCTTGCACTCCCTTGCCCTACGGCAACCGCTACGCCGCTGGAAGTTTTAACGCTTAGCGTAAATGCTCCGCTAGTGCCGTTAATCACAATTAAACGGCGTGCCGCGTTTGGGATAATGATATTGCGGTTACCGGTCAATGTGCCGGTAACGTTCAAAATGCCCGCTTTGGCTTGTGCGGCTGTCAGCGTTACGTCAGCCGTTGTTACGGTAAACGCGGTTATTTGGTCAACGCGAGGCTGAAAGCCTGTGTCTGTATAAGCCCATTGCTCCCAAAATGTTGTTGCTGTGTTTGGCTGTTGCCCTACGTTGCTTGTGCCGCTTAATGCAACATAAGTAACATTGTTGTATTGCACGCGAGCACCCAAAGGGTAATCTTCTGTTGCATCCCACTCCGGTATGCCGCGTTGCATAAAATAGCGCAAGCCGGTGGCCAGCCAATTTAATATCCAGTTAAAACGCTGGCGGCTTGGAGGCACCGTGGAAAGCGGCCAGCCGGTTTGAATTTCCGGGTCAGTTGGCTGTACTTTGTCGCCACTTTCAGCCCATGCAGGTAAATCGCTTGGTTTGTTATAAATCGTCATTTTTTAAAATTCCTCCATGAGTTGACCGAGAGGGCCAACATAACCCTCCTCAGCAAAAGGGTTAGCATTGGTTTGGCCGTCAAAGCCTAAATATCCGTTGCTGTCGTAATATCCGCGCGTTCTAATGCGCACGCCAGCCGGCCGCGGCAAAATGTCCAGCCCGGTAATAATTGCCAATTCTGTAAGGCTTAAATATCGGCCAATGTAAATACTCACGGCCATGTCGCCTTGGTCGTCAATAATCGCCGGCGCATTAAAGATAAATTGCAGTGATTTAATAAAGTCGGCTGTCAATCCCTTGGCTGTATTGCGCACAATACGCGCGCGAATAATAGTGCGGTATTCCGGGTCGGCCAGTAAGGTTGAGCCGTCTATTGGGTCGCCCTCGCCGTAAAATCGGCCGCCCACTGAGGCGTTGCCCTCCTCGCCAAAATTGAGCGCGGCAGGGTTAGCCTCAAAGCCAAAATATTGCACCAACAAAACATTGGGGATTAATCGGCTTTGGCCAACCCATAGGCCGATAACGTCAAGTTGCGCACCTATTGCCGCGTCCAAATCAAACTCGGCCGGTAGTGTTTGCGTGAAGTCGTAAACGGCGCCCCATGCGTTTGAAACCGCCGCAACCATTGCCGTGAATTTTGGGCGCTGGTTGTGCTCGTTTGTAATTAGCTGGGTATAGTCAATCATGGCGCCACCGTAATAACAATATCAGTGTCAATTATTTGCGCGGCCTCGTTGTAGGCAACCGCAATGTTTGAGGTGCCCGGTGCGCCAACGCCAACGGCTATGGTCAATGCCGTAATGTTGTAAGTTTCACCGAGCGCGCTATTGCTCAAGTTTGCCGGCACGTAAAGCTTGGAATAAATCAGGCTTTCGCCAATCTCAAGCGCGTTGATAAAGTCCAGCACGGCGGTTTTAATGAATGGCAAAACGCTGGCCGAGTAACCGGGCGCCGCCTCAATTGTCATGGCCACCTTAATGTCCAAAATTGTTGGCCGTGAAAACTTAACAATGTGCACGCTATTAACTGCGTCAATAATTGTGGTGCTTAGCGTGCCAAATGTGCCGGTGCCCGGCGTTTTCTTATCCGCTATGGTTTCAAAGATTGTTTGCGCGTCGCCGCCCTCGGCAATAATGGCAATGCTGTGCGACGGTATGCCGTTTGCGTCTGTGGCGTCGGTGTCGTTTTCGTAACCCTTAATGCGTGTAACGCCGGTAACGTTTGCCACTGAGCCAACAATGCCCTCAAAGATTGTTTGCGACGGCACGGCAACGCTTAGCGCTTGTCGCACCCTTAGCTCGGCGTCGCTTTCAACCGGGTTGCCCGGCACGGCGTCGCTTGGGTTGTTGACTGTCTGCCAGCCAAACGTTGGGGTTTTGATTTTGGTTAGCGTGTTGCTTTGTGCAATCGTTGCGCCCACGTCCGAGCATGTGGCCGTAACGGTAATTTCACCCGCAAGCGGGATTGTTACGGTAGCCGGCAATAGCCAGTTATTTGTATCGTTTTGGTCGGTAGCAATGCCGTTGGTAATTACCGTGCCAACTTGGCCAACAATCAGCAAGTCAACGGTTGACGCGCTGGCCACCAAGCGGCTAATGCCGTTAATCTTAACGTTGGAGCTTAGGCCGTTGCCTTGTGCTGTGGCCGGGCTAAATGCGTTGTAAACCGCAACCGCCGCGGCGTTGCTGTCGTTAATCGCGCTGGCAAGGATTGCCAAAAACTGGCCGTCTTGGCTGTCATTGCCTAAGTAAATGTCAGCGCCAAAAATCGCGCGGTATTGCGTTTGCAGGTAATCCAAAACCTCGGCGTAACTTGGTGCGCTTATGCCGTTTGCGTCAATGGTTGGGGCGGTTAATGCCATTTTTATAGTACCTCGCTTATTGTTGCTTGCCCGTAAATAGTGCCGACGGTCGCGTTAACGGAAAGGCGCCGCGTGTTGCCGTCAAATGTGCTGTTGTAGCTCAAAATCTCATTAACGCCCTGCGTGCCGAGTATGCGTTGCTTAATGGCCGCATCCGGGTTTCTGCCCCGCTGGCGCTTTCCTAAAATGTCAGTGCTCCAAGGTGTACCGTCGGCCGTGTCCAAAAACCACTCGCCGCGCCACAAGCGCAAGCGGGTAAGGATTGCTTGCGCCACTGTGTCCGGCGTATTCACATGAAAGTCAGCGCCGGTGCCTATGGTGTAATCGTCGTTTTCATCAAGTTTGCGGTATCTCATTAAATTGGTGCCCCTGTATTGCCGCCGCCCGGCTGTACGCCAGTGTGTACGTGAGTGTTAAGGTTTACGCCGTTGCCAATGGTTGTGCCACTTACGCTCAGGTTGCCGGTTACTTCAACGTTGCCAACTAGCTTGATTGTTGGGGCGGTAACTACTGCCTCGCCGCTTGTCGTTACATTTGCGTTGCCGCCTGCCGTTACGTTTACGTTGGCCGGCGTTAAAACGTTTATGTTTTTGCTGGTCGGGTTTAGCTCAACGTATGCCGCGCCGTCGTCCGTGCGTAGTTGCGCGCTTGTAGTGTTAACTGCAAATGCCCGCGGCTGGGAGCGCACGCCGGCAAAAATAAAGCCGTCGCTCAAGTCGTGCATGCGTAGCTCAGCCTGCCCTTTAATGCCGCCCTGTTGCCACCATGCATCAATGCAACGGCTGGCAAATATCACCAAGCACTCGTCGCCGGGTTTAATGGGAAAGGTCAAAGTTACGCCACCGCCGCCGGGGAAAAACACCGGGCAATCTAATAACAATGGCATTTTTATTTCTTTACTTGTGCCGTCTTGTTGGCGTACTATGCCGTTAACGGTAGGCTGTGCCTCGCAAGTCATGGCCACGGGGTTAAAGCTTTGGATAATGCAAGGTAATGCCGTCCAAATCTGTGCTTGCTTGCCATCCATAGCAAGCCGCAACATTTCCTCAGGGTCGTAATAGCGCTCGCGTCTATCCATTGTTTAGGAGCCAATCATGAAAAAAATAATATTGATAATGTGTTTAGCCACGCCAATGCTGGCAAACGCCAAAAGCAACGATGAAAACCTTGCTTACGTCATGTCCGGGTACGGCAACCGCATGAAGCCCGGCGACGAGGTTTTGGAAACTGGCATTGACCGGCTGGTTTATTACAACAAGCCTTGCAAGTTGCCAATCGTCGGCGCTGAGCACATGCGGCACTTTGTTGAGCGCCCAAGTGCAAACGTCAGCCGCTTAGAGGGTTGCGCCGGGTTAACCGCTACGGGGAAAGTTAAAACGCTGGTAATCCGCGGTGAGTTTGAGGATTGGCAAGTTTGGCCAAAATCCGCATTTTTTCGCGGCAAGGTTAATGCTGAGGGCGCCGTTGAATATATAGAGCCGTTGCGTTAACCGTATTTTTTAATGCTGTTGACGTACTCTTGGCCAATCGGGAATTGCGGCGCAAATAGGGGCGTCACTGTTGCGTCAATCGCTAAGCAAATCAGGCTTGAATACCACTCATTGCCGCGGGTGTCGCCGCTATGGTCGGCAATCATGACGTAATAAAGCCCGTCGTTGTTGGTCTTTGCCTGTATCGCTATGCTTTCGTTTACCGCGCCTTGCCCAAGTGCCAAGTCATAACGCAATCGGTTAATGCTGTCGTTATCAAGCTTTACCGCTTGGCCAATTTTTATATTTGGGTTTAGCAGGGTTTTTAACTTAATGCCGTTTTGTGTTTGCTCAGGTAATCCAATCATGCCGGTGGCCGCTGTAATAACCGGAATTTCGCCGGGCACATAAGCGGTAATCGGTATCATGTTTAGCTTGCCGTCTTGTATGCTCCAACTGCTTTGCGTGTTTTTGGCAATATCGCGCATTTTGTCGCGGCTCATGCCATAAACCGCTTTACCTCGCGGCAAAGGTGCACCGGGCAAGGCTGGGATATAACCGCCACTTACGCTGTAATTGCCCATGTCCTGCAATACTGCCTCAACCGCATTTTTTGGAGTTGAGCCGGCCGCCAATGAAAACACGCTCATTGCGTAGTTGTATGCGCTGTCGCCGTCTGCCGCGGTAATGTCAATGTAAGTGTCCGTCTGCGTTTCACGGCCGCGGCGCACCTGTTTAATTTGGCCGTCAAAAATCACGCCAAAGTTGCCGTCGTAACCAGCTTGCAAAACAACGCGGGTAAATTCTTTTTGTATCGCTTGCGCCGTTTGGTCGCTTACGTTGTAAACGCGAATGTCGGCGCTGTTTGGTGTTTGTATGTCACCTCGGCGCACTGAGAATTTAAAGCGTAATTCTGATAAATCAAGGGCGCCCCGGCTGGCCTCGTTTTGGCCAACAATTAAGCTTGCCTTGCGGATATATTGCGCTACGCTCATTTAGTCAGTTACCCAATACAAAAAGGCCTCAGTGCCTAAGTTTAAGAAAGTCGGCGGTGCGTCCGGGTCGTTTGCCGTTTGTACCCACATGCGCCCGGCAAAACCTAAGTGCGCGTATTGCTCAAGCAGGTTGGTGCCGGTAACAAGCGGGATGCCGTTAATAATTGGCGTGCTGTTAATGTCGGCAATATCAATAAACCACCCGCCCTCGGTAACGTCGCGGTATGCCAGCAATATGTTGTAATCAATGCCGCTCAATTGCACCGTGAAAAGCTGGGGCGTTGGCGTTAAAGGTATCTCAAAGAAATTTGCCATTTACCAACCCCCTGTTGCGCCGTTGCCGTTGAAAGTACCGCCGCCGCCTTTAACTGGAGGCACGGCACCGCCGGGCGACGGGGTGCGCGTTTTGGTTTGCTTAACGCCCGTTTTTTGCACCTCAGCGGTTTTGGCCGGCTCGGCCTGTTGCTCGCGCGGCGGCAATGTTGTTGCTTGCGTGTTTACGATAATTATTTGCTTGCAGGTTGCCGTTACCATTAGCGCGTTGCTGGTTTTGTTGTCAGTTTCAACGGCCAAGCTTTGGATAAGCATGTTTGTGTATTGGCGCTTATTGGTCAAAACATCAAACGGCACGCGGCTTTGCTGTAATGCCAGTAATTGACTGTAAACACCGCTTACATAATCCGCGGCACTCAAGCCGCCGCCGGAAAACAAAGCCTCAACCGCACCGCTTAACGCCGTAAAGCTACTATTTGACCAGCCGCACCGTATCACTACCTCGCTCGGCCGCTTAAAGCTGTGGTCGGTAATGTCGGCCCCTTGCTCAACCGGGTGGTCGGTCGTCTGCAAGGCGTCGGTGTAAACTTCCTCAAGGCTGGCCATAATCTCAACGTCACCAATGGCGCTCTTGGGCGATATTTGCAAAAAGTCTAAGAGTGCCATGTTTAGTTGTACGCCACTTGTAAGTTACGGGTTAATGATGCATTGACGCGCTCTTGCTCGCTGGCCACTGCGCGGCCGGTTGCCATAGCGTCGCCGCCAGCAACGTTAATGTTGGTTGTTTGGGCAATTTGCACCGCTGTATTGGCACGTTTTAGCGCCTCGGCTTGCTCGGCCGCTGGGCGCTCGTAATGCCTTGATACAATCGCACCGGCTTGCTGGGCGTTGGTTGACGCGCGCAACAAGTTACCGGCTTTTTGCTCAGCGCCTTGCGTTAGCTCATAGTTAACAAAAGCCATTTGCTCTTGCACGCTTGAGCCGCGAATGTCTTTACCTGCCCACTTTTTAAAGTTGGCTTGGCGGTCAGGGTGCCATTGTGCAATGCCGTAAGCTTTGCCGCCGTCGCCAGTTGCGTTAGGGTCAAGCGCGCTTTCGTGTTGCAAGTTGGCCACAATTCCGGCCGCTTGCTCTTTTGTCCAGCCCATGCCCATGAAAAACTTAACCGGGTCAAGCGTATTGCCTTGTTTGCGGATTTTGCCGCTTTGGCTTTGCCCGCCGCCTGTTGTGCCGCCGGTTTCTGCGTCGCCGTAAATCTTGCTGTTAATCCATTGGCCAATTTTCCAGCCAGCAATACCCGCGCCAGCAATAGCCAAAATTGGCAAGGATAATGCGCCAAAAGCGGTGGCAAGCGCCCAAATACCGGCAACAATTGCAGGGCCGCCCAGCATGGCAAACGCACCGGCCAGCACAATTAACTTGGTGCTCCAACCGTCGGTTGCCTTATCCATTTGCATGAATTTATCAACAAGCCAGCCAATAGCCGGCGCCAGTGTTTCGGCTACGTTAAGCACGGTAATTAAAACGTCCGCAACGCGCTTGGCAATGGTCGGCATGTTTTCGCGCGTCCAATTGTTGATTTGCTCCAAACTCATGCCGAGCTTTTCAACAAGCGCCTTTTGCACCTCTACCGCAAAAATCATGAGTTGCGTTTTTAGCTCGCGCAAGCCAATCATAAATTTATGGCTGGCCTCGGCGGCCTTGTCAAAGCCGCTGTCTTTTAATAGTGCACGTTGCTTTTCAACCTCGCGCGCAAAGTCGCCGTTTAACATGGCGCGCAACATATCCTCACTAATGCCCAGCATGTCGCCATACTGTTTGGCCATGTAATAAGGCTTATTTTGCATGGCCTTGCCCAAGTCAACCATAATGTCGGTTGTATCTCGTAGCTTGCCGTTTACGTCGCGGGTATCAACACCCAGCGCCTTTAAAAAGCCCTCACTGCCGGGCGTTTCGCGCATGAAACGCGCAAGGCTTTGTACGCTTTGCAACGCCTCCTCGCTTTGCGCGCCAAAGTTGGCCGCGGCATTACCAAAAGCTTGCAGATTTTTAGCGCTTGAGCCGGTTTTGATTGCGGCAAAATACATGCGCTCAAGGTTGCTGGCAAAAGCCGCCACGCCGGCGCCAATAGTCAGCGCGGCGCCCTGTATTGCGGCCACCAATTTAAAAACGTTTTTGGTTGCGCCGGTTACGCCGTCAGTGAATTTTTTTAAGCCGCGCTCGTCCTGCTGAAAGCCCAAGCTAACTAAAAATTCTTTAATGATTGCGGTATCAGCCATTGCTATTTTTCCGTTCTATATATTGCCTTGCGATTGTTTCATTGTCGGCCTTGACGGCTAAAGCGTCGTTCATTAAGCCAATGTCGCAAAGGTCAAGCGTGCCGTCTTTAAGGCTTTCATACTTGCAAAGCCCTGCAATGACGGGAGCCAGTAACCAATCCTCGCCGCTGGGCAAGGATTGCCACGTTATGCCTCCAAATTCGCTGTGCCCGCTTGGCTCATAAGCAGGCCTTGAATAAAAGGGCCTAGGCTATCCTGCACAACCTTGATAACTATTTGCATCATTACGCCCAAGTCCATGTCGTCAAACATGCAAGCGTTGGCGCCCTTATTCCAAACTGCCGACCAATTGCCGTTGCTTTCGCGGCTAACAACCGCCAAGCAGGTTGCAATAATGTACTCACTGTCTGCGTCGCTCATGCCGGCCAATCCCTCGGCAAATGGGCCTAGCAATTCGCTAAATGCGCCCAAGTCCTCGGTAAGCTTTTTGTCCTGCGATAAGCGCACAAAAACCGGTATCAGCGTTGGCACAATGGGCGCAATCTTGCGACTTACGTGAAACTGCTTGAAAGCATCCATTTTGCCAGCGCGGTAAGTGTTACCGCTTAACTCAAATTCAACCATGCCTTACTCCCTTAAAACGTGCCCAAAATTGTGTCAATCTTGATTGCATCCCAAACCCACTCAACAATGTCGCCGTCTTTGCGGTAATTTAGGTCGGGCTTTTTCTTAAACGCGCACTCGCGTGCAACTGTTACGTCGCCGCTTTTGCTGTTTGTTACCGTAATAACGTTTTGGCCGTGTAACTGGCTGGCAATGGTTTGCGCGTCATACATGGCTTGCAACTTCGCATTTTGCGGCGAAGTTTTAAGCAAGCGTACTGTGAGTTGCCCGGATTTGTCAGCGTGCAAGCTATGCATGCCCTCGCCGTCCGCGCCAATCATCATGGTGTTTTTGTCACCGCCGGCGGCAATGCTAATGCCCTCCTCGCTGTTGGCCGCGCCATAGCCGAGGTTAATTACGCCGGTTGGGCCAACTAGCGTTGCCTGTACGTCTATAAATGAATATGTAGCCATTTTCTAATCCTTAGCGGTTAACGTTAATAATGCAATCAACAAAGTGCACCGCACCCGCTAACTTGATTGCGCATTGAATTACCGGCGCCTTGCGTGCCTCGCGGTCTGCTTGTGATTGCGTTGCAACCGCCGGCGCATAAGTGTAATAACCAGTGCTCAGCGTATCGCCTTGGTTAAGCGCGCCAAAGCCCGGAGCGTTCCAAACACCCGGCGCAACTAAGCCGTTAACAACCGCTTGCTCTAAGCGCTGGTTGATTGTGGTTAAGATTTGGTTAACGCCTGCGTCGGTTTGCGGCACTTTGGTTGGGCTTGTATATAACAAATTCCAAACCGCGGTTTGCACGTCGTTTTGCAACCAATCGGTGCCGTGTACCTCGTCAAAGAAATAGCCGTTAACCATGACGCCCTCTTGAATAATTGAGGTGTCGTTGTTATAGCGCACGAATACGTTGCAATTCTTATCGCGCAACGTTGCGGCTTGGCTTGAGGTCAGTGTTTCAGCGGCAACGCCAGGCTCTTGCTTGAATTTGATTGTTAGCGTTGTGTTGCTACCGTCAAAGTTAACCGTAAACGCGCGGCCAAAGATTGAGGCGGCGGCGTGTGCGTTTGAGCTTGAATATTGCACAAAGGTGCGTTTGTAGCCCACAGCTTTTAATTGGCTGGCAATGTCGTTTGTAACAACGCTGTCCAGCACGGCGGTTGCTTGTGTAGTAACGCCGTAAATGCGCGATAAGCCGGAGCCCTCAATATATGCCGCAACGGCCAAAATCTCGTCGTTTGTCGGCACTGGATTGCTGGCCACATAAAGGCCGTACCAATCAGAACTCATGTTTGTAAGCGTTTGCACTGCGTCAACCAACGCCTCAGCCGCAACGCCTGCCACAATGTAACCCTCGTCATCTGAGCCAATGCGGAAAGCGTTTGTAATGTCGGTGCCGCTTGCTGGTGCGCTGGCAAAGCTAACGGTTGAAGTTGCGCCGGTGGTTGCGCTGGTAATCACAAAGCGCGCGTTGTTGCTATCCCAAACTACGGTTGCGCCAGTAATAGCCGCGTCAAGGATTGCCGCAACTGCATTAAGGTTTGCCGCGCCGCTGAAATTTAAGCCGCTAAGAACTTGCTCAGCGCCACCGTCAACGGTAATTTTTGCGCCGCCGGCAGTAATTGCCGTAAAGTTGGCAAGCGCTTGTTGCGCTGTTGATAGCACGCCGCCGCGTAACAAGCCGGCCGTTGCTGATTGCGCCCATTTGCCCACGTAGCAAACGCTTGGCTGTGGGGTTTGGCCGTAGTAAAGCGAGGCCGCTTTGTACTCAGGTGCGTTGGTGCCGAAGTCCTCAGCAATTGCGTCAAGGGTTGTGTATAAGCGCAAGCGCTCGGTGGTGTCTATAACGTCGCTGTCGCCCAAAATCAGCAACGAGCCAAAGTTGCGGGTTTGCGCGGCCAATGGTGTAAGCACCACTTGCACGTTAACAATATCGCTTATTGGTAAGCCTAGTGTTGTCATTTCTTAACTCCAATGATTAGTTTGTAATAATTCCAATCTCGTCGGAGATAAGAATTGGGTCTGCTGAAAGAATGTTAAGCACGCTGTAATCGCGCACAATTTGCCGGCTGAAAAATAGCGGCAGGTCATAGCGCTTAATCCATTGCTGGTTGACCAATTCCGGCACTGCTTGAATTTCGCCCACGTTAGTTAGGCCAATACTGGCCAGCGCCAGCAACTCCAAGTTTTGCGGCATTTGTATGCCGTCGCGCATGGTTGCCGCATTGCGCTTGCTGTTAGGCCCGTAAAACGTGCAAAGCAACTTGATTGCCTCATGGCGTTTTAGCGTGTCTTTACCGTCGCCGGTGCCGGTGTGCTGTATGTGCGGCGTCGCGTCGGGCGTCTGCGTTGCAATACCGATTGCGCACCAATCCGTCGTTGGCTCCGGTTGCTTAGGGTTTCCCGGTTGCCAGCGTGGCCGCACCATTTCCCCCGCAAGCCCGGTAATGCCAGCAACGGCCTTTTGAAACTCGGCGTCTAGTGCGTCATCCTCAAGCGGCGGCGTGGTTACGCTTGGCGATAAATAACCGCCTGTTGCGCTAGTGTTTGCCATGTATTACCCCGCTAATGGTTTTAATGCACAAACCGCCGCAATGAAGCCGCGGCCGAAGTGTGTGTAATTGTCTATTTTTTCAACGGTATAGCGCTTGCCCTGCCAAAGTATCTCGTCAGCGGTCAAGCCCGCCGCGCCGTCCTGCAAAGCAAATTTTGTGTGTACCGTAATTAAGCCCTTGATAAATTCACCGTCCGGCTCGCGGTTCAATTCAAAGCCGCTGGCGCTGGTTACTACGGCGCTAAAGGTAAATTGCGTTTCGGTATTGGTTGCCATGCCGTTAGTGCCGATTATTTGCTCCCGGCGGTAACAAACAAGCCCGCCGTCCACAAAGTCCGGGTCTGTCAGCACGTCGCTAACGTCAAGTAATGCCATTGCATGCCCCAAATGAAAAAAGCCCCGTAAAGGGGCTTTGTGTGCGTTTGTTAACTTATAGGTTAACTATTTATTGCGTACAACATAGTTAATGCTGTTGCGTAGCTGGCCGGTGTCAATCAGCGGCCTTGCGTTGTCGTTGTTTGGCGCATTGCCTGCGGCTCGGCTGGCAAGCTCGGCTTGTGCACCTTTGCGGCCTTTTGCCGCCCGTGCGCGCAATGTTGCCGCGGCCAACGGTTCAAAGTCGCCGCTGTTAATCTTGCGCTTTACGCTGTCGCGGGCAATCATGCCGGCCGCCTCTAGCTCGTCGTCGCTTTTGCGGCGCTGGCTGTTTAGCGCGGCTTTTGCGGCCTTGTTAAGCCTTTGCCCTATGCGCTCTTGCGCATCCTCAACGCCCGGCACCAAAAACGGCCGCGCTGGTATATTGCGCACCGGGCTACCGTTCTCATGTATATAGCCCAGCGTTGCATTGTTTACCGGCTCGCTGTCGTCGCGCTCGGTTGTGGTATCAGGTATGCCCACAAACACGTCCTTTTTAACCAAGTTGTTAATGCTCCGTACAACCTCGGCCAATATGTCCTTGGTAACGCGCACGCCTTTCATGGCGCGCCCTGTATGTTGTCTAGCTCGTCGTGTTTAAGCCACGGGAAAGCGTCAACAAAAAGCTCCGGCCGCGTCAGCACAAACCAAAGCAAGCGCACGCGGTTAATGCGGTTGCTGGTATCTGCCGGCGCCCGCAAACCTTTGCCCAGCATTACAAGCACCCATGCGCCAAAAAGCGTAACCAGTACGCCGGCCAAGCATAGTGCTGTCAATAACACTGTAAGCATGTTGTTGTCCTTATAGTTGCACGCCGCCGGCGCCAACCATCATTAATAAATTCCAGTATTGAATACCGTAACTCGTCATATTCCAAAAGCCTGCGTCCTCATACGATACTTTGCTTGTGTCGTAACTTACGCTTACTTTGTCCACGGATTTTGATGTTTGTTGACCTTGCACCGCTCCGGGTATGCCGCCGGCCGCGGAGGTCTTTTTGTCTTTTGCTTGTATTGCCAAATGGTGCGCTGTGAAAAGCTCAAGCCCTTGGTCTAAAAGGTCAAACCACCTGTCAGCACGCAAAAGCTTGCCGCCCACGCCGAGCCAAAACTGCACTTGTGCGTCGGGGTAATCGGTTGTGCTGGCAAACTCCGGGAAATCCTGCCGAAAGGTGGTTATATCCATTTTTATTACCTTACTCTGTTACGGTTAAAATCGCGTCGCGGTCAGCGGCTTTAATTGCTGGCAAGCCTGCCTCTTTTAATGCGGCGTTGATTGTGTCCATGATTGGCACCGGTTTATCGTCCGTTACCAATCCCTTAACAATCGCCTCAGTTTCCGCGGCCACTTGCTCGGCTGTTTTTTCATCTGCGGCCGGCTTTTCGTCTGCCTCAATGAAATGTTGCACCCAAGGGTGGTTTGCCACGTCGTCGGCAACTTCGTGCTTGCCAACCGGGTAATGCGTAATTACCGCATCAATGTTAAGGTTAAACGCTTTTGTAACTTGAATTGTAGCCATGCCGTTTCTCCTTAAATGTTGTCGCGGTAGCCGAGTGTTTCAGGGTAAACAAACTCAACCACACCCAAGCGGCCAAAGTATGTTGTCAACTGGCGCAAGTCGCGGTATTCCAGCGGTGTGCGTTGTAACGGCACCAATGGGAAACGCACTTTGTCGTCGTCCGGCGTGTAAGCAACCATGCGGTTTGTGTTGCTTGTGCCACGGCTAGTTAACCATTTAACCGGTTGAATATCAAGCGGTTTGCCGTTGATTGAGTTTGACAAGCTGTTTTGTTTCAAAAACTCAAGGATTGAGATATTGCCAGCGGTTGAAACCAGCTTGCTTACTAAGCGGCTGTAATTTACCGGGTCAATCAGCAATTTGCTTGGGCATACTGCGTAAGCTGAGGCTGTCCAAACTGAGTTAAGCAACTCGTTAACGTCTGCCAAGATTTGGTCAGCGGTAGCACTGCCCCAGCCGCCGGTTGTTGCGTTGGCAACGTTAGTAACCAATGCACTGTTAACCAAGCCAGTGAAGCCGAGCGCTGTATCGCCAATGTAAACCTGCTCGTCAATATCCATTTGGTATTTTAATTGCATACCGCTGAATTTTTGCTGGTCAACTGGACGGCCAAGTTTTTGCGCACTTTCCAACTCCGGCAAAGTCCAGCCCAATTGCATTGCCCACAAAGGCAACGGGTTTGAAGTCTTGCCAATGTCCAGCGAAATGCCAGTAATTGCGTTGGAGTCTTTACCAACCCATGCTTTGCCTGAGCCTTGCACGCCCGGAGCGGCCGCAAAGCTTGAGTTTGTAAATGAGCTAAACTCGTCAGCAATGCTTACGTCCTCGCGTAGCATAATGTCGCGCGACCAAGTAACGGTCGCAAGCGG